AATTATCGTTCGCGATACTAATGCACCAACAACAAGTTTTTGTACTGTTCTATCAAATACTGGTTCTGTTGTTGACGTATCTGATGGTACGGCAGTAGTTGAAACCGATAGCGACTAATAGGTTGGGGCTTCGGCCCCACCTTTCTTTAAGGATTTTATATGGCAGTTTCCAGCACACCAGCAAGCTCACCGATAGATGTATGTAGTCGCGCTCTTATTTTAATTGGTGCAGAACCTATTACATCTTTTGATGATGGTAATAATGAAGCGTTAATTGCTTCAAACATGTATGAAGACATTGCTCGATCATCTCTTGTAAATACTAGATGGAGATTTGCTACAAACCAAGCTGTTCTTAATAGATTAACTGCTGCACCTACTGGAAGATTTGATGCAGCTTATCAGCTTCCAAGCGATTGGCTAATGACACATGTTGTTACTGTGAATGACACACCAATAGATTATCAGACTTATGGTGATAAATTGTTCTGTGATCAATCATCAACTTCTGAGCTTGTGTTGGATTTTACTTATCGTGCTAATGAGCAAGATTGGCCTTCATACTTTACTGTTGCTGTTGAGTATGAATTGGCATCTGTATTTGCAGCTGCTTTGGCGCGAGATCAAAGTCTTGCTCAACTTATGTCACAACAGGCATCTGTTTCTATGATAAAAGCAAGGAATTTAGATGCACAACAGCAAACAACACGGAAACTGACGACTAATAGATTTATTGTAAATAGGCGAACATAATGCAGAAGGTTAGAGTACCACTTACAAACTTTGCTTTTGGTGAGGTTAGTCCTTCTCTTTATTCAAGAACAGACACACCAATTTACAATCAATCAGCACAACGTGTTAAAAACTTTTTTCTAAGATCTGAAGGTGGCGTAGTTAAAAGATCTGGTCTTAAAAAAATATATCAGTTTGATACAACAATAAATACAAATAAGGTTCAGCAGTGTAGATTGTTACCTTTTATTTTTTCTGATGATGAGCAATATATTATATCTCTTGAGCATCAAAAGGTAAGAGTTTTTAGAATAAGTCCTGTTGATGGATCTGTTTCTTTAATTCAAACAATTACACAAGACGTTGACAATGCAACCTTAAAATTTACAGATACTTATTTGCATGAGTTTACATACGCTCAAGCTGGTGATGTTATGTTTCTTGCACATTCAACATTTATTTCACAGCAAATTGTTAGAACAGGTTTAACTTCATTTCAAGTTGAGTCTTTTAGGTTCGATCAAAACCTAGACGCTTCTAAAGTTTATCAACCTTATTTTAAATTCCAAACAGCTGGAACAACTCTTGATGTAAGTAAAACGAGTGGGACTGGAGCAACACTTACCACAAGCGTTGCATATTGGGACACTTCTAGCCCATCAAAACATATTGGCACAACTGTAAGATATAATGGTTTGGAAATAGAAATTACTTCTGTAACAAATTCAACCGTAGCTGTTGGTGATATACTTGATACACTTAAGATTACTTTACTTGCAAACTCTGTAAAGTCTAATGAAGGTTCTGCTGTATTAGAAATAACTATGGCTAATCATGGTTTTTCAACTACAGATGCAATCACAGTGTCAAATGCTGGTACTATCGCTGGTATTTCTGTAAATCAAATAAATGGATCTAGAACTATTACATCTGTTTTAAGTGATGATAAGTTTACTATTACAGCTGGATCTTCTGCCAATGCTTCAGAAATTGGTGGTGGCACACCTGATATTACAACTCATGCACCTACTACTACTTGGGATGAGCAATCATATTCTGCGCTTCGAGGCTTTCCAGCGGCAGTTACATTTCATGAAAATAGATTGGTTTTTGCTGGCTCATTGGCACAACCAGATTCTGTTTGGTTTAGTAAGTCTGCTGAGTATTATAACTTTGATGTAGGTGATGCTAAAGACAATGACTCAATACAGTTAACTGCTTCTGTTGGTGAAATTCAACAAATTAAACATATTGTTTCTAATCGTGATTTGCAGGTATTCTCTGCATCTGCTGAGTTTTATATACCAGCATTTCAAAATCAGCCCATTACACCAACTAATGCCCAGATGAGAAGACAAACACCATTTGGCTGTGGTTTTGAAAGACCTCAAGCTATTGATGGTGCAACTTTGTTTGTTCAAAAGGGTGGGCAAATTGTTAGAGAATATTTGTTTAGTGACGGTGAGGCTGCGTATGTTGCCAACCCTATTTCGACTATCTCTTCGCATCTTATTAAAACGCCTTTAGAATTGAATACACTTTATGGCGCATTGTCACGTTCAGAAAGCTATGTGTTTATTTTAAATGATGATGGCACACTTGCTGTATTTAATTCTAATAGAGCAGAGCAACGTGCAGGTTGGGTGGAGTTTGTTACTAATGGTGTATTTCATTCTACAGTAACAATAGATGATCGTGTGTTTGCCAATATAGAATATAACTTAGGTGATGGAACAAATAAGATTGTTCTTTGTGAGTTTGATTCAGCATTTAATACTGATATGTCAAAAGTCTATTCTGGTTCATCTGGTGTATTTGATGTGTCTGCTGATTTTAATAATGGAGCTGTATTAAGTGTAGTAAGTGGTAATAACTTTGTTGGAAACTTTACTGTGTCAGGTGGCAACATAAATGTATCAAGTGTTGATGCTTCACTTTCTTCTGCTGAAATAGGTTTTAAATTTGATGTAGAGTTAAAAACAAATCCTATAGATGCAAACATAAGCAATGGTCCTGCTACTGGTTTACCTAGAACTATTGGAAGTGTATTTGTTGATCTTAATACAACTTTGTCTATAAAAGTAAATCAAACTGCACTTGTTATCAGGAATGTTACTGATGACTTGTCACTTCAACAGCAACCATTTACTGGCAAAAAGGAGTTTAGATTAATGGGATATAGTCGTGATCCACAAATTACAATAACTCAGGACGCGCCACTTCCATTGCAAATAAATGGATTAGTAGCGGAGCTAGTAATATAATGGCAGGGCCACTAGCATTTCTACAATTAGCAATGGGCGCAGTCTCTGCGTTTGGTGCAATTCAAGCAGGTAGAGCAGCGGCTGGTACAGCTGAACAGCAAGCAGAGCAAATGGAGATTGATGGTATAGCTAATGAAGCTGCTGCTATTCAAAACATGGTTGCTAGAACTGAGCAATATGACAATGCAATGGCAACTAATGATGCTATTTTTGGCATGTTAGGCCGTGAAGATACAAGCATTGATGCGTTTCGAAGTTCAGAACAAAAAGTTTTAATGCGTGATCTTCGTATTTTAGGAACTCAGCAAGAACTTGAAAAGGGTCAAACTAAATTAGGGGCAATGATTGAGGTCGAACGTGGAAAAAATGCTCAACGTGCTTCATTTTTTAATGCAATATCAGCAATGGGCCAAGGAGTATCTGGCTATTTAAAATATAAATAGGATAAATTATGGGAGTTATTAGACAGAAACAGCAAGCTTTTCAGCGCAGAATTGGTATTGTTAATTTAGATACTGGAGCGTCAGAGGTTGGGCAAGCTGCATCAAGGGCTGCTCAAAGTATAGCATCTGCTGCTGAACCTTTTGCTAGAGATGAAGCAATTAAGCGTGGCACAAATATAGCTAAAGAAATTAAAAGACAAAACTTAATTACTTTTGATGATGATGGCACACCTATTGGCTTAACTGCACCAAGAGAGTTTGGTTTAGTGGCACGACAGGCCTATGACCAAGTTGTAGAACGTAGATTTAATGAGTCAATGCTTGAAGAGTTGGAAAGTAAATCTATTGAAATAGCTAAAAAATACCCTGATCCAAATACTTATGACTCTATGTATGGAAAATATTTAGAGGATATGGACAGGGCTGCTGGTGGTCGCTTTGCAGAATATATTGCAAATGAAGGCGGTAAAATATTTACCAAAACTAGAGGCATTCTTGAAGTTGAGGCAGAAAAAACAAGATTAAAAAATATAAAAGATGCTGCTGAATATAATAAGTATAGAAGGCTTCGTGAGTTAGAGCGCAGCAAAGCAATGGTTGTAACACCTGAGTCAATTATTGAGTTGTCAATACATGCAAAAGAAGCTGAGATTGCAGCACAAGAACACTTTGCAATTACTGGTAACAGGGTTCAGTATTTAAAAGACTTAGATGAAATAGGAAACCATCAAGCAGGTGCAACAGTAAATTTACTTATCAATAGCGCAAAGTTTGTAAGTGATTCTCAACGTGAGGCTATTACTGCTGCTATTAGCAATCCATCTTTTACTTCTTTAATTACTGATGTTGCTATTCGAAGACAGGTTTCTACTGTTCATACATTAAGCGGTGGTCTTGGTTTAGAAAAACTTTCTTCTGCTTTTGAGTCTGGGGCTAATGCAATTGAGTCCATTGAGACTGACATGGAAAACGAATGGATGGCGTCTCAAACTTCTATTATTGAAGATTTGGGTGGTCGTCAGTTTGACTCTGTTTCTTCTGCTATTACAGCATATTCATCTTGGGCTGATACTGCTCCTGATGTTGCTGCTAAAGATGCTCGTAATATTATGCTAACTGGTTTGTCTGACATGTTTATTGGTGGTTTGGTAAACAGTTATTCTGAGAATATGACTTCTGATGAATTAAAATTGATTGGTAAAAGCATTGAATCAGTTTTAAAAACTGGAAGCAGAGATGCCCTTAGTAGAATTAAGTCAGGCAAAATTAGACAGATGTTAGAGGATGTTTCTGTTCTTGATAAAGATGCTAGAGATCTGCTTTCTAAAAATATTAAAGCTGCAATAGATCCAGAAGCTGGGGCTATTGAATTAGTAGAGGCTGAAGCTTACAGAACAGAGCAGTCTGAAAGAATTAATAATGAAGCTGTAGCTTTAACTGCATACAA